TCCAGGGACGGATAGCCGAGATCTCTGCCAGGTATCGAAGGCGCACGAGGATGACGTCGCTATGAAGAACGTCGCGGTATTCCGCAAGGCCGAAGGGTATTTAGATGCGAACGGCAACTGGATAGAGGGAATCGAGACGATACACACCTTCCAGATCGAGGACCGTTCCTTCCAGCCCGGGATAACCGGCAGACACAACGCTTACTATCTCGTGACCGAGACGGCCTTTCAAGACATGGATTACTGGACTCTCTTTCTTCACAACGATGAAGACGTGGTTCAGGGCGATCGCATCGAGATCGACTCGAAGAGGTACGAAGTCACCCGGATTCTCACCTATCCCAGACACAGGGAGGTGATCGTTCATGAATCTGCCGTTTAACCTCGCGGGCATTCAAAAGCTCATCAATGGAGTTCGTGAAAGGGTGGACGGAGACGCTGTGAAGGCTGCGCACTACATCGGTCAGCTCGCGACCAACCACGCCAGAGACACCGGGAACTACAAGGACCGGACCGGGAACCTCAGAAACTCGACGGGATATGCGGTCGCGGCCAATGGTCAGATCGAGAACGTCCTTCATGACAGGGGACACCCGACAGCCCAGAAGAAGGCCGACGAGTTCGCGGAATCCATCGAATCCGATCCCGGCCACGTGAAGATGATCGGTTACGCCGGAATGGAATACGGAGTCTTCGTCGAAGCGAAAGGTTACGACGTGATCTCCCAGTCGGCAGCGAAACTCCCCGAACTCATCGAACAGGCGTTAGGGAAGGTGAGAAAATGATCAAATTCATGGACGACAAGCTCGTCTCAGCTGCATACGTCGAGATCAAGAAGAAGATAGCGAACGTCTTCAAGGGCAACAGACCGAAAGGCTTCACCAATCCCTCGTGCGTGATCCGGCTCAGAAATTCGATGTATGACTTCCCGATCCAGAGAGGATACCTGCAAGTGCTGATGCACCGCGACCTTTTCGCGAACGGAATGATAGACAGTTCAGGCCATGAGACCATGAAAGACGATGTTATGACGGCTCTATCGGCAGCCCTGACACCAACTGGAGGCACGGTGTACTACTTCGAGCCTCTGTCCTGCGGAGCTGCCCTGATAGACCCGGATATGCCGATGGAAAGTTTCAAAGAACTCAGATTTAACGTCCGCATTGTGGAAAGCGGGCAATAGAGGAGGAATACAACATGAGCGATTTTATACTCGCCGTTGAAAAAATCGAGATCGCGGACGTGGGATCGTCTCCGAACATAGATCTCGGCAAAACGAAGGGCGGAGCAGTGTTCAGACAGAACGCGGCTCAGGAAGTCGAAATCGACAACGACCAGGATGTCGAGCCCGAGGCGATAATCACCACGAAACTCAGAAGGGAAATGGAGATAAACCTGTCCGACTGCAAACTGGATAACCTCGCGCTGGTGTTTAACGGGACGGTTGACGGCAGCATTCTCTCGCTCCCGACTACTGTCAGCGCAGGAACCACGAAGGCCGTCAAGCTCACCACAAAGGCTATCGACGGGGTTTATTACGAGGTGCTTCTCCCGAAAGCGAGAATCAGGCCGGAGGGCGAGATCACGATCAACAACGATGGAAACGCCGTAGTCAGGCTGCTTCTGGTGAACCTCGCGCACACCACGGGGCCGACGATAACCAGAGTCGCCTCGTAAGCGAGGGGGTGAGGGAATATGTCGGAATTCATACTGGCAGTTGACAAAGTGTACTATGGCGATGCCGGAGGCACACCGAACAACGATCTTGGAAAGACGAAAGGTGGCGTGATCTTCAGACAGACCACCCCGACCGAGGTGGAGATAGACAACGATCAGGACGTGGAACCTGAGATGATTATCTCCACCAAACTCAGGCGTGAGATGGAAATCAACCTCGCGGATTGTTCTCTCGACAATCTCGAACTGCTCTTCAACGGGACGATCGGGGAGGTCCCGGACGACGATATCCTGACCCTGCCTGATGAAGTCTCTGAGGGTGTCACGAAGTCTCTGAAACTCGTCACGAAGACGATGAACGGCGTGAAGTACGAGATCGAACTGTCGCGGGCAAGGATAAGACCGGAGGGGGAGATAAACGTCAATAACGACGGCAACGCTGTTGTGAGACTCATGGTAGTATCGCTCGCCTCCGAGAGCGTGAAGGCAAAGCTGACTCTCGACAACGCTTCGCCCGACTCGAACAGCGCAGTTCATTTCACAGCCGTGGATGCGGGGCCTGACGGGAACGAGATCACAGTCACGTTCGTTGATCCTGGGGCAGGGGATAACGCTCTCGACGTGACCGTCTCCGACACCGATATAACTGTAAGCCTCGAGACTGATGACGGTGAACTTGTTTCGACCGCTCTTGAAGTGGCGGCAGCCGTGAACGCGGACGACGACGCGAAGCTTCTTGTTACCGCGATGGCGGCGGGGAACGGTTCTACCGTGGTAGAGGCTCATGCCGAGACGGCTCTGGCTGGCGGGGCAACTTTCGCCGCACCGAAACTCACGAAAGTAACAGTTTAATAGAAGCCCGGGAAACCGGGCTTCCTTCTACATTGAGAAGGGAGGAAGAGGAATGCCGAAAGACCCAGCAGAACTGAAGGAACAGGAAAGAAAGGAGTTCGAAGCGGTGTCGATGACACCCAAACCTATCAAACTCTCCAACGGAAAGACGATCTATATACAGCCTCCAAGCATCGGACTCATGAGGTACGTCTCCGAACAGGCTCAGAAGACCGAGAGAATGTTTCTCAATCCCGAGTTCGCAAAGGAACTGGAAGAGGCGAAATCCAAGCAAGACCTGGCGAATATCATACCGATGCTCTCGAAGAAGTTCATCGATCAGATGTTTGCGAGTTACGACGCTGTACCTGAACTTATCCAGATCATCATAGACGGAAAGAAGCCGGGGACCGTGAAAGATCACGTTCTCTCGATAGAAGAGATAACCGACGAGCTGAACATCTTCGATATGAAAGCGATTGTTCAGGAGTATCGAAGGCTGGTCGATGTCTCAAATTTTTCGCAGATAACGAAGATGCTGATGTAAACGAGGCTCCGAACTGGGGAAGATTGGCCTTCAATCTCTCGCAGTTCGGCTGGTCGATAGATCAGATCTTCTGGGAAACATCCTACCAATCGCTGATCATCATGCTGAATTCGGTTGACAGCGAGAAGAAAATCAAAGATCCTGAAAACGCGGAACAGGCACTGGCCGCTTTCTTCGGGGTCCATGTGGGTGATACTGATGCTGGTAGATAGACTATACTACGAGCTTGATCTCAATACACGAACATCCGAGGCGGGACTTTCCCGCCTCTATTCCGGCATGAGCAACGTTCTCGGCACTCTGGCGGGATGGGTCGGCCTGGGAGCTTCGATCTACGGAGTCGGAAAGGCGATCAACGCCGCGAAAGAGGAGTTCCTCGACTTCGACGAGAATATGCGCAGAATATGGACGCTCCTGGATATAGGAGAGTCTCAGATCCGCTCCTATGCCGGGGCTCTCATGGACATGAGCTTGAACGTTCCCCAGAGCATCAGCACTCTCGAGAAGGCGATGTACGAGGCGATATCCTCGAACATAGATCTCGGGGACTCTCTCGAGTTCATAGAGCAGAGCTCGAAGGGAGCTATCGCCGGGATGAGCGACGTTGCGACCGCCGTTGACCTGAACACGACCATCCTCAACGCTTACGAGATGAAGGTCAGAGACGTTGCAGACATCAACGACATCCTCTTCGTGGGCGTGGATAAGGGAAAGGTCACATACGACGAATTCGCGAACGTCCTGGGCAACATCATTCCGACAGCCGCCCAGTTGAACGTTGATCTCGAGACACTTGTGTCGGCTATATCGGCCATGACGATCGGAGGTATCGACGCGAGAAACGCCGTGACGTACCTCAACCAGGTTCTTGTCTCGATCCTCGATCCCACAAAGGAAGCGAAAGAGGAAGCCGCGAAATACGGAATCGAACTCTCACAGACTGCCCTTCACACGAAAGGACTCCTGCCCTTCCTGACGGAACTGAGCGAGAAGGCCGGAGACAACGGCGAATCGCTGGCAAAAATGTTCGGGAACGTCAGGGCTTTGAGAGCCGTTCTCTCCCTGACCGGTGCGCAGCTAGACGACTTCAACCGCATCATGGGCGACATGGGAGAAAGAGCCGGAGCTACTGAGGACGCTTACGGAAAGATGGTCGATTCGACGGCAAACAAGCTCGAGGTCCTGTCGAATACCTGGAGCGCGATAGGGATTCTCCTCTGGGAGAAAGTAAATCCGGCCTTCGAGGGCGCAATAGACGTTCTCACCTTTCTTGGCAGGGGGATCGTCGAGATCCTGGACGATTCCTACAAGTTACGCGACATGTTTATAGATCTCGACCGTGATACCGGGGCTCTTTCACTGGCGGTAGAGGATGTCGGAAAACAGGTAGAAAGCGCGAACGGCGTTCTACGAATGTACGCGGATGAATTGAATAGAGTGAAGAGCGAGGCCGACGGTTTCCAGAACTCAGTCGATCAATTGACGAGCCTCGTCAACGAACATAATTTCGCCGTGTCAACTGGAGAAGGCGATTACAACAGACTGAGAGAGGCGATAGAAAAGCTCGTCGATCAGAACCCCGAACTCATCGGAATGTACGAGATGGAAGGGGAGATGATCAAGCTCAACATCGAGCTGATCAAGGCTCAGACAGAGGCGAGAATAGCCGAACTCGAAATGCGGAAACAGGAGCTTCAGTTTCAGGTAGAGGAACAGGGCAGACAGATTCAGGCCGCTCAAACGAGACTCGATTCCCTCACGGTCGCATACAGGAGAAGGCAGGACGAGCTGGCGGACCTTCAGGAGCTCAGGGACGCTATCGCCGGGTATTATGACCAGATCTCGGAGATCAGGCAGCTCGGGGTGTTCGGAGACGAAGCGAGAACCGAAACGGAAAGGCTTCTGTCCTTCCTGGACCAGTACGGAGCGAAACTCATCGAGAACAACACCATCTCCTCCACGACGCTCGAGCTGATACGCAAAGAGATCAAAGCCGTGGAAGAACTGGTAAATATGGAAGAAGCCGGATTAGTGAGTCCCGAGCAGACAGCCGATCGAATGGCGAATATCTTCAGGCTCCTCCCGATCGAGATCCTGACGAACTTCGACGATGAAGTAAATAAACTCAACAAGTCGCTCGGAGAAACAGGTTCGGAGATAGAGGAAATCAACCTCAGCATGACGGCGTTTGCCGATCTCAAGACCGTGGCGGGAAAGAGTGCAGACGCTACGGCAAACCTGATCGACAACCTCAAAAAGATCAAAGACACGATCGGCACGGGGATGCAGGGCTACTGGGAGAAATGGCTCGCAAACGAAAGGCTCGTGTTCAACAGGTTCATGAGCGATTACAAATCTCTCAAAGACTCTCAGAGCGAATATGACCGTGAAATGGCCGAGAGATCTCTTCAGTCGGCATACTCCACCGCCCAGAAGATCAGACTCTATGCCACGAGGCAGGGAGACGAACAAGCTAAGGCATGGGCGGCTTCAGAACTCGATGCTCTATCCGAGATCAGGAAGGGAGCAGAGGAGACTTTCGAGAACATCGTCGAATCGAGAAAGAAATCATACGATAAGAGGATTCAAGAAGAGAAGCAGCTCATCCAGGACCTCGAGAAAGATCTCGCGGGCTCGGAAAACAAGGTCCTCCTCGACAGGCTCGAAGCTGCCAGAAAGAACCTCGCTAGGTCGTTCGTCGATGCTTACTTTGCGACCGGGGACGAATCCTATCTCGCCAGGATAGAGAAGGAAACAGCCTATTCACTCAATCAGGTCCTCTCCATGACTGAGAAAGCGGAGGACACTCTCGAGAAGCTGTACCGTCAGAGAGACGAAGCCATCGAGCGATACAACAGGGCGATAACCTCGGGGCAGACGGAGGACCAGATCTCTCTCGCCAGGCAGCTTGCCTCGACATGGAAGGAAATCTTCTACAACACGGAGGAAAGCTCCGACGCTGCAAATGAAGCCTTCAAGGCATGGAAGATGTGGGAAGGCAGGGCTCTTCTCTTCTCCGGCGAGCTAGATAAGGTTACGAACGAGATAACGAAACTGAAGACGGTACACGCTGATTACATGGAAAAAGGGAGGCTTGAAGACGCTCTCAGGACGGCGCAACAGCTCTCTTCCTACGCGAAATCGCAGTACGAATACTCGGTCGAGATCGAGAAGACGAACCTGAACCTCCTTCTCCTGGCCGACGAATACGCTCAGATAGCCTCCGAGATCCAGGAGCAACTAAAGAAAGTACCCGAGCCGGACGAAACCGCAAAGACGAGGCTCGAGAAGTTCTATGAAGATCTCGCCCAGAAAGAAGCGGCGTATTATGCGATCTATTCCCAGTACAGAGCCGCGATGACGAGACAGGACGTAGAACACGCGAACCTTTACGAAAAGGTCCTCTCGGAGAAACAGTCGGAGATCCTGTCTGCAATCGCTTCTACGTACAGGGAGACGGGGGATTACAACGTCTTCAAGCTCCTCGGGGAGAAGGCCAAAGAGTTCGGGATTACGACCGAGCAGGTCTTCGACCTCGTTCAGAAGAAGCAGGAAGAGCAGATCTCCTGGGAGATCGAACAGACCGAGAAAATCAACAAGTTGAGGGCCGAATACAACGCTCTCCTGGAGAAAGGAGCGAGCGAGGAGGCGACTTCAAAACTCAGGCAGCTTGCAAATGCGAACCTCGAACTCTGGCTTTACACAGTCGTGGCCGGGAAAGAACAGACGAAATACTTCGACGAGTACAAGAACGCGATAGCCTCTCTCTCGGTCGAGACGAAAGAGACGGCCACCGTGCTCGACAAGATCACGGAAAGAGCGAGGGTCTATTACCACACGGTCAAGCAGGAAGGCGAGGAAGCGGCGAACGCTTCGAGAGAGCTGGCCAGAGAGATAGCCGGGCTTTATCGTGGAATGTATCAGGACAGCGTTACGGCAGGACAGGCGAACCAGACGTACTGGAATGCTTACGTTTTCTGGTCGAAGAGAGCCGTAAAGGAAACAGCCGCGGCTAAGGACGAGATAGCCGAATACGTCAAGGAGATCGAGCGGCTCGTTCAACTCTACGATGAAGCGGTCGCTCAGGGAAGCCTCAACGTAGCTCTCGGCATAGCCCAGAGCATCGAAAACATCTATTCCAGACTCTCAAAGGTTTCATCCGACTACTTCACCGAACAAGAGAGATGGATAACTGAAGTCGCCTCTCTCAGAGAGAAGTTGAGAGAACCTACTGAAAAAGTCGATCCCGTGGCGAGGCTTCAGCAGGACCTCGCGAAAGAGAGAGAGCTTCTCGAACAGGCGAACGAAGAGAAGTTGAGAATTGAGCGGGAGTTTCAAAACAAGAAACTTCAGATTCAGCAAGAGAGGGCCATAGCTCCAGAAGAAATAGACAGGATTCCAGAGATACAAAATCTTCAGGCCGAACTCGAACAGGCTCTCTCGATAGTCGAGACTAGAGAGAAAGCGATTGCTTCTGTCTATCAGAAGCTCTGGGAGGAGACGAAAGACCCGGCCTGGCTCAGGGAATGGGTCAACGCAACGAAGCAGATCGAAGAGAACACTATCTCTTCCTGGGACGCTCTCAAACTCAGATTCGAGGTCATGATAGCTGATTCGAAAGCCTTGAGCGAATCCGCGATCTCTCAATGGGAACTCATGAAAGGACTGATCGGAGATCTGCCTGAGACTGGAAGAATCAGCTTCCTCAAGAATCTTTTCTCTGTCGATGACAAAACGGCGATGGAAATCCTGAATTACGTTACGAAGGTGGAAAGCGCGGCGAATCAGGAGATCTTAAAGGGCCTGGGCACTCTTATAAAGGAAGAAGAGGCGAAATCGAGAGAGAGGATCGAACAGGCGAAAGGGACGATAGAACAGATCCTCAGCTTCGAACATATGAACTACCAGCAGAAGATCAACTACCTCACGATGTTTGGGAATGTCTTCAAAGGGACTGAAGAGGAGAGGGTTCAAGTCTCTCAGATGATAAACAAAGAGATCGCGGACCTCGAAAAGAAGATTTATGAAGAGAGGAAGAAGGCGGTCATGGACGCAAAGGAAGCTGAATCTAAGGCTCGTCTCGAAGCGGCGGGGAGAGAAATAACCGAAATCTCGAGCGCAGAGAGGATCGGGGCAACGCACCGGATCAGATACCTCCAGAACTGGATGCAGTTCTACGAAGGAACGGCGGAGGAGAGGGTCAGGCTCGAAGAGAAGGTGGCCGAAGAAATCAAGAGGCTCCAGGGAACTCTTCAGACCGAACTCGAAACCAGGGCAAAGAAGATCCCGACCCAGATCGCGTACAAAGAAAGGCTCGACATTCTCAAGAACCTTATGCAAGAGGAACTTGAAGCCGCTCAAGACAACCTCGAGGCTCGGCTCGAGATCGAGGAGAAGTACCAGGAACTCAAAGCGCGGATGCGAGAAGAAGAGATCGACCGAACGCGGGAAAGGCTGGACGATCTGGTCGGGTTCGTCGAGGGGATGACCGACAATCTGGCGGACATCCTCGAAGAAGGGGGCAGGGGAGCTGGATTGAGGTTCATCATGGCCTTCTTCGAGAATGCCGAGGCTCTGTCTGAAAAATACATGAAGCAGTACATCGTTGACCCGCTGCTTGACGCAATAGCAGAAGCGACAGTGAAGGTTCAGGAAGAAGAGGGGCTCGGCTTCTTCGACGCTCTCGCTCAAGGCTTCTCGGCTGCTATATCCGGGAACCTTCCTCAACTCTTCATGACCGCCCTGACGTTCAACCTCTCGCAGGCCAAGAAGCAATTCGACATCTTCTGGGAGAGTCTCAAGAACATTCAGAGCAAGTGGCTCAGGAACCTGATAGCAGATGTCGAGTGGTTCTTTGGAGCTGGAGCTGAAGCTATCGAGCAGATGAAGGGCGACTTTGAGAACGCTCTATCGAGTGCCGACACCTTCGACGCTTTTGCAGAGAACCTCGAAGAGACGATCAGGAACAGAGTCAAGCAAGGTCTGATACAGGCTTTTCTTGAGACCGCCGCCATGAAGTCGATCTTCGAGAAGATAGCAAAAGAAATGGACAAGGCACTCAGGGACGGCGAGATGTCAGACGAAGAATGGGAGAAGATCGACGTTCTCATGCAAGAGGCGATGGGCAGGTCGAAGGAGTTCTGGGAGAAGGCGAAAGACTGGCTCGAAATGCCGGAGGAGATCGACACAAAGAGAACGAACACAGTCAAGTCGATCACCGAACAGACGGCGAATGTTCTTCTGGCTATTGAAAGGAGTTCCAACCTCTATCTCAGAGAGATAAACGAGAATGTCCGCGCGATGAGGTTCCTGCTTCAAGGCTGGAGTTTCAATGCGCCTGTGAACGTCGGCTTCGAGACTCAGCAGACTCTCAGATCTCACGGACTGTAAAGGTGGTGATGTAAATGGCAGGTGTACTGTTTGACGGCATAGACCTGAAAGCTACATACGGATTCGTCGTCAATCAAGATTCAGAGAGAGACACGGCAGAATTAGACAGCCGCGAGACTCAGCTTTATGACGGAATGAACGGGGCTCACATACACGACAACGGGTACAAGACAAGGATCATAAAGCTGGCGGGTCAGATCTACGCTTCGAGCGTTTCACAGTTGAGGACGAACGTGAACGCTCTCAAGGTGCTTCTCTCGACAGCGAGGCAAGAGACCAAGCAAGTCGTTTTTCCGGACGAGCCGGATAGAATCTACAACTGCAAGATCTACGGTCGGTTCGTCGAGGGGAGGGTGTTAAACGGCCCGGTACACAACGCTCTGGTGATGACGTTCGGTGTCAACCTCATCATGCCAGATCCTTTCGTTTCGGGAGAAGAACAGGAGGTCGATTTCGTCGGCAGCGGAACGATAGAAAACCCTGGGGCTGTCGAGATCGAAGCCTCGGCCATCCTCTATGGCGATACCTGGTCGAACGACCACGGAGAGGCCGATGTTATCAACGGAGGCTCGGTCTCGTTTACGAGTGTGAACGGTCACAAGTATTACTCGTCTTTTGGAGACGAGATCATTGAAGGAGACGGAACCGAAAAGACTGTCACGAACGATTCAGGAGACACGGTTAATATTCTCATCATCGACCTGACGAAGAAGGGCGAACTTGCCCCGATCATGCAGGAAGAGTTTGGGGTAACTGATGCTGACGAACTCACAGGCCCGCAGGTTCGAGAGATCGTGGGAGACAATTATTGGGAGGGCGTGAGATCGGTCGGCTGGAACTCTCAGACGGGACTTGAAGACTTCGGACTCTCACTTGAGATCGATGAGAGCAACAGTCATTATTTCCTCTGCACTGCTTACGTAACTTACATGGATGGAGAGACCGAGAAAAAGGTAGTCGGAGGTCTCTCTTTCTCGGGTGAGCTTCATGGCTTCGATGATGAAAGAGACATCCTGCTCTCTGACGGAACGCTCACCAGGAACATAAAGAGGGAGGAAAAGGACACTGATGGCTCGGGGAATCTTGCTCTCTCGGGATATGCAGCCGGAACAAATGTTATCGTGATTCGCTCCGATGGGAGCTGCCAAAAGTTGGCAGCCTCCGCTTCAGTATCGACCGGATGGAATAGTGAGACCGTGACTGTCCTCTATGTCCTTGAGACTGCCGAAACCGAGACTTTGACTCCATTTGTTCTCGTTGGCACCACAAAACACTACCCCGAAAAGCTGGAATTGGTTCAGGGAGAGAACCATATACTGACAGATTCAATACTCACATACAAGGTGATTTACACACCTAAGTATCTGTAAGGAGGGATGAAAAATGAGTGGAAGCACGAAACGCATTAGAGGCGATGCTCAGGGCAAACCCGCGCCGCAATACTTCAATCCAAATACCGACGCGTACGAGTACCTGGAAGGAGCAGACGGCGCGTCGAAGGTAATGGCAGAGGAGGGGAAGATTGCCGACCTCGCTACCTTAAAGACATTCCTTGAGGTTCTCGGGACTACCGCGGACGCGGATTCCCTGAACACAATGATCGGCTTGCTCAAGGCCCTGAAAGCAAAAGACTTCGCGACGCAGACAACGCTCGCGGCTCTCGCAACAGAAGCGAAACTGGAAGCCGTGCGCGCGTTACTGGAAACGATTTCGGGTCTGGACTTCGCAGAAGAGACCACGCTCGACGCTCTGAAGACCGTGATTGAATCAATCAAGTCAACGGACGGCATCAAGAAGATCACAGATCCTCTTCCTGCCGGAACAAACGAGATAGGAGAAGTAGTCGTCTCTGGAGACGAGACTCTTCCATCCAGTGCGCCCGTCACGGGGGTAAAGACCCTTGCTCCGGGCGTTGCAGCGGAGATCTTTGCGGGAGTTTCAAGGAAGGCGAACAGAGTGGCGATGATGATCCGGAACCTCAGTAAGTATTCGGAGGCATACAGGTTGAGGTTCGGAGAATCTTCGGTTTCAGACACGAAGGGGTTTGTTCTGGAACCCCAGTCCGTGGTCGTTCTCGAATTTAATCCAAAGGTTGCGACCCCAATCTACGCTATTCCAGAAACAAACACCGTTCAAGTGGAGGTGTATGAAGTATGAAAAAGACAATAACCGCACAAGAAGTAAGCAAGTCAGGAGATGCTCTTGAACAGTTGAAAAGAAAAGCGAGTATCCAAATCGACTTTTCGGACGAAGGGGTAGGGCTTCTCGCCGAAACATCAGTGGGCGGGGACGAAGATCAAGCCCTGAAATACGCTCCTGTTTTTGAGAAAGACCTCAGAGAAAACTATAAGGAAATATTCCCGCAGCCCGAACCAGAAGAACCAAAAGAACCGATAGAAGAGGTAGGTGAGAAGAAATGAAGTTTATTTCCGGCAAATACATTCAAGGCGAGCTCCTTGAAACCAGCAGAGAGATAGAGGACTGGATAACAGATTACTACGTAGCTAATGGAGCTGTCACCGACGCAACCATAAGGAACGACATGGACAGAAGAATCAGAGACGCCTCCTTCGGCAGGAACGCGGTGATGTTCGACAACTCTAAC